GATCCCACACTTCCAAATCATTGTGACCAGTAAAAACGATGCGCTTAATGCGATCTTTGCCAGCAACTAACCGACACACTTTGCATTGAGCTGCCTTCATTTTGTATCCCCCACATTCAGGGCATCTCATAATGTCATCTTCCTTGCTTGCAAGCCGCTCATCGGGATAAATCACTCGCATTTCAAAGCACATCTGACATTCCACCAGCCACACCTCATCAGGGGCTTCGGGAATGTCAGTTGTGTCGTATTTGCGCTGGACTACTTGGGGAGTAGTTGCTTTGCAATTACCGCATTTGAACGGATGGACATCGAGATTCACTTGCGGAATTCCCACTTGCCATCAGCCCCAATTTTCATCCATCTTGCAGGATGGCCTGAGTCTTTGATTGGGCAGACCCAGCCTCGATACTCCCTGCCTTCCTTAACGCCTTGCTTTAACACCATCGGCCCACATCCGCCGTTGCATAGTGGAAGCTCATCAATGATCTCGCCACCTAGCTTCTCGGCGATCTCACTAATATCCCAAACAACCGGAGGTGGATCATTTGGCCTCTGCTTTTCTACAAATTCAGCTAATTCAGGCTTTGTTGTTTCAATGGGCTTCAAGTGGGATTGTCCGGTTTTGACTGGTTTGGCTGGATAGCCTGCCATTACTAATGCGCGGCCTAGTGATCCGGTTTCGCATTGTTCAATTGCATACTGTTTGCTCTTTGGCTCGCTCGATAATCCAGTGGCAAATGGTTCGGTGTCATTCCAAGTGCGATAAAGCTCTGTCTTGATAATAAAGACATCGCAGTTGTGATTTAGTGATTCAGCGAGAATGTGTGATTTGTGGCGGTAATCAGGAAAGTCCGCCTTGAACTTATCGAATCGGCTCCATACCGATTCATAATCATTTAACCAGTTGCTCATCATAATATGCTCCCTTGTTATATTTGGTTAATGCATCTTCAAGTTGTTCTTTGAGTGAGTAATAAGTGCCATCAGGCCAGTTGCAGGAATCTTCAGCGCATTTGTAGCAGTAGAATCGAGTGACTCCCCTGCGACTTGGATGCTCAGATACCACTTTCCAATATGCAGGCATTTGCGCCTTTGGATGCCAGGAGCCATCTTTCATTTGACCCCAGCGTTGCTTACAAGTATCACACCACTGATTTCTATTCGTATTTCTGATCAAACTCAATGTCGCTCCAATCATCCGGTGTGGTAAATCGCAGTTGAGCCAGGATTCCGGCATATCCAATGAGGTCGAGATACGAATCTTCCCTCCCTGGACTCTCCACCATTCGGCTGAGTTTGGTCGCCAAAAATACAACCGCAATGTCAGATGGGTTTCCGAGCTGAACACCGAGAATTCGGCAGATTTTGAAAATGCGTAATAGATTGTGCCTCGGGTCGCCATACTCCATCCCCCTATCGGAGAGGGTGTCACTAGCGATCTCCAGCCACTCTTTAGCACTTCGGTCTGAATAATCATCGAGTGCCACTTCTCACCTTTTCGATGGATTTACCCATTTTGAATCCCTGCTCATAGGCCTTTGTTTGTCCAATAAATGAACCAAACATTGCCCCGAAAATGAAGAATGTGATCATTAACAAAATGATGAATGCAAAGGTTGTGGCATCAGGCAACATCAGCATCAACCCCATATTTGTCAAGCCAATATGCTGAGATTTCAGCTCTTGACAATCTGCCTCGCAGTTGCTTCTTGCCCATTCGCTCCCTGGCAAATCGGCGGATAATCGATCCCTTAACAAAGTTGTAGCCATCAGTCCAGGCTCCAGCTTGGGAATCAAATCGAATTACTGGAATTTCTTTTGACATTTGCTCCCTATTCTCTAAACGCTAAATGCATTTAGACTTAAAGAATAGGATTCTAAATCTATTTAGGCAAATGGATTTTCGGTGTGTCGCAACAAATCCCAGGCATTGTCAATATGCAGGAAGCCCACTGGCCTCTCTGTGACCTTACTGCCTGCAAAGTCGGTCTTGTTAGGGAGTGCCTTAATTTGCCATTGTGGAGGCTTTAGAGCATCTAACTCCCAACAATAGATACCCAGTGGGGTTGAGGATACATAAAAGGCTCTAAACGACCTTAGAAGGCCGATTTCGACCAGGTTCTTCCACTTGCTTTGCTCAATCATTAAATCGTCATAGTGGGTGCGCCGGCACTTCAGCTCGAAGATTGCTCGATGGGTCATTGAAACTGCATCGAATCTTTCGGTTTGGGTTCCTGATTCGAGGTCGGGGATTCTCTCTTTTAGGAATTCAAAGAGCTCAGATTCTCTGAAAATTAGACATCCTCTTCGCCATCTTCCCAGCCAATCTTTTTGACTGGATCATCAGCCGGCACTATCCAATCAGGATAGGCCTCTCGATCATAGGCAATGCGCAACGCATTGGAGTCATCGAATCCGGCTTTTTTCGCAGCATCAAAAACCATTTTCATTTCAATATAGAAAACATCTAGCTTTGTGAGGGGTAGGTCTTTTACTGCTCTTGGCTTACGAACGCGCCTGGGGGTTGCCTTAGCGCGCTTTTTTCTTTTTTGGTTTTTGCTTGGCATTGGCAACCCCTTTCTGTGGATAAGTGTGAAGGGCCGTGCGGATTAACGCCAGCATTTCAATCTGTGTGTCCTCAAGTTTTGTGAGGCGCTCAGCCAGGTGACTCTTTTGGATTACCTGGGGAACCTCAGTGCGGATTAAATACCGCAAGCCGCCCAGTAAGGCGACACTGATGCCTACCACTGATGCGGCTGTTGCAGCTACTTCCGCAACTGACATTTACTTGATTTTGCCATATCGCTCATAGTTGGGATTTAGCCAGTTGATAATGCTAGGCAAGACTGATGCTATTGCGGCATTTGCAATTGCACTGACATCCCAGCCCACTGCTAGATATGTCGCCAGGGCTGCTGCTAGAAACGCCTTTGCCCAACTTTCTGCGGCCTTTAATAAGTCCTTCTTCATTTTTCTTCCTCTCATTGTCGAGATCGAACCAATTTGAATCATTGTCACCCAGGGTTGTGAAGCTGATATGAAAATGCGAAATGTGTGGATTCCCTTTGTATTTGCGCCACTTCCAATTGAGAATTGGACTGCAAATCCTTTTGTTGTGAATTATGTATTTGATCCGCTTATCGCCGCGTTTGGCAACTTTGCGAATCTTCTCAACTAGGGCAAAAACTTCTTCAGGGTGCGCTTTAAGATCAGCATCTACATCAATTGCTCTGACAATTCCGCCTCTTGGTATGTGATCAGAATTGCCCTTTGCAAGGTGGCGAGCATCAGCAATCCAGCCATCACTACGCCTATCGCGCCCAGGATAATCATCATCAATTTGCTCCCGAAGCTGCTGACCGGCTTTGCAAAGTTTGGCCATCAGCTAAGGAGTAGTTTCGCTTCTTCTTCAGTTAAACCCAATTTTGCCAAAATGGGAGCCTTAGCATCGGCAATTTCTTTTTCAATGCGAGCGTTTTCTGCAATGTGTTCTTCCCACTTTTTTATTTCTGCAAGCTCACCAGCAGTCAAATCTCTTTCAATAATTGTTTCTTCGCCAGTTTCTGCATTATAAATTTTCTCAAATGTTTTCATTGCATCTCCTAAGCTGTTTTATAGACATAAAGTGTGCCATTATCCCAATTGCCCGAGGAACTAAACATTGAAATGCTCGAAATGGTGCTTGCCGAGTCATAAAAACCACCGATAATGTGGCTTCGACCTCCGATGGTATCTGCGGAAGCACCAGCCGCGCCCCAATAAGTTTTGACACCGGCACTATTGCATCCCGAAATAAAAAGAAAACCTGACATAAATCCGCCGGCGGAATTATTTTGAGCGCCCATCTGGACATAAGTTGCGGCCTGATCATCTTCAACTGCTGTGTTTCCTAATTGATAATTAGCGGCCGCAACCTGTCGCCAGCCTGTGTAATTGTAATTCGAGCCAGTGTCAGTATTTAGGCGCACTGTGACAAATGAGCTGGCGCTGGCGCTTGATGCAACGCTGAAATAAACCAATAATTGATCCGCATCAGTAATACTGGACACTGTGACTGTTTGTGCCCCAGTTAAAGAAGTGCCGCCTGCATTGACCAATGACCAATTTGCTCCTGAGGCTGCAGTTGCCCATTTTAATCCGGTGGCTGTGCTGGAGTCTGCTGTTAAAACTGTGTTATCAGCTCCGACTGCTAACCGCGAAACTGTGTCAGCTGCAGTTGCTGCAATAATGTCACCTTTGGCATCAACAATCGTTTTGTTGATTGCATTGCCTGCGTTGGTGAAAACTGTTGAATCGATTGCCGATCCAAGGGATCTAATGGCTGCAGCGCCATCCTTGACCAGGTCGGTATCATCCGGCGTAGTCCAGCTGTAATTTGTTGTGGTTGCCATCTCTCTCCTTTAAGCGACTATTGTAGCGTTTAACCAGTCCAGGGTTGGGGATAATGTGTTCCAGGTTTCCGTTGCTGGCACTGAATTCCACCTGAAGGCCTGGAGCGAATAAGCGACTGGAGAGAGGGTCAGCTCTAGGGTCAAGCCTCGAACCCCTGCTCGCCAAGTCCAGCCTTCAACGAATCCCTGGAATTCTCCATTCATATTTGCAGGCAGATTTTGAATATTCAAAGGCTGACCCATAAAGACATTTAAAAGAGCATCTCGATTTGTGTCACCGATTTCAGGATTGCCTAATGGGAAAACAATGGTCTTGAATTGATATTGGGGATAGGCTCTAATTTGAAGATAAAAGGCAGCCTGAGCTTCAGCATCTCCTTGGTTTTGCAATGTCGTTTCTATATTGGCTGCCAATTGACCATAAAGGGCAATAGAGGCATCGTCAGAATCTTCAACCGACTGATTGCCTGAAGAACCATAACTGATGCTGACAAAGTTGCGAACATCGCCTGCTCTTTTGATAATCTCTAAGCCGGCTCCATAAGCCTCTCTTGCATCCAAATCTACATAACCATTTGCGGCAAGATATTGCCCTCGATGGGTTGAATCGGCATATCCAATCCGACCCTGAGAATCCTCATACAAATAACCAAGACCTGAATTGGCAATCCCTGAAGCAATCTCATAAATAGAAGCATTGAGATTGTTTTGAGAAGCAAGCTGATAATCGCCAGGCTGATCGATTTCGCCTAATCCTGAATTTTCTGCATTTTCCCAGGTAGTCGTTGCTTCATAGTTTTGCCATTCTAAATTCCCAGGAACTTCCTGCCAGGATTGAAACAAAGCTCCTGAAAGTAATTCGTAGATTTGATTGCCATCATAATCACTTGAAAGATTGCCATTGAAATTGGCTCTAACCAATCTTGCTAATGCTCCGACTGCTGTGAGTCTGACTTCTTGCATTGATTTAATTGATCCGGCATTTCGAACATAAATTGAAACATCAGTGAGGAAACCGCCAAATAATGTGACATAACTGGCGGAAGAATCTTTGACCTCGATTGTGACCGAATCATTGATTTGCCAGGAAACTGAATCGTTTGGATCAGTTAAAAGATTCAGGCTGGCGTAGGAGGCTGATGGTTGCTCATAAATAGTTTGGCGGCCTGAAGTGATAAACAAATCAACTAAAGTAGTTGAAGTGACTGTGGAGCCATTGACTTTGACTCGCCATTCAGGTGTAAAAACTGTCATTGAATCAAGGCGAAGCCAATGCCGCCAGTGCCGCGCTGTTGAGTGTTTTGGATGGCAAGTTGAACGGCTCGGGTGAAGCCAGTTTCATCAATTACCGA